CCAGCGAAAGTACCAGCAAACATAGCAACGAGCAGAACAGTTGAGGCAATATCTATGGGTATGTCAAGCCAAAGAACTTTCTTGAAGTCAAATTTGGCTAGTAAGAAAAGTATGGCTAATGCTGAGAAAATTCCAGCAATCACATAAAAAATCATAACTATCTCTCCTGTCTGATAACACCACGCATAATCGAACCTCTTTCAAAAATGGTACGGTAGGTGGATTGATATTTGTTTTTGACTAACTTTTCCAAAATTCTAATATGATCATTCTTTGGCTTATCCGTTGTAAGAGCAATGCTCTCTGCGTCAGTATAGAATCTAATCCAAGGGCTGATGTCATTCCAACCACCCTTGCCATGAGTTTGAACTTTGTATTGATATTCCACTTGAGGCGTCCCCACGATCTAAAGGGTTGAAAGATGTGGAAAGAGAGGGAAGAACCCTCTCTCTCCGTGTGATAGATGTTAGTTACCTTGACACCCTGCGGTAACTGATAGTTCCGTCAGAGTGTCTGTAAGGTATGTATTTGACGCCATCGAACTCAAATATCAGTGGGTCAAAAATGTATCCATACCTAGCGATGAACTTGTCAATTCGTTTCATATCCGCTTACTCCGAAGAAGTTGCATGACTGTCGTCACGGGGCATCTCTACCAACCCAGCGTCCCTAGCGTAAGACCAGAAATCCTGCTTGTTGGCTTGATACTGCTCCATCGTGAGCTGACCTTTGCGGAACTGAGCACGCTTGACCCGAGACATCTCGTCAGCCGGAATGTACTGTCCCCAGTTCATACCAGTCTTGCCGATTGTCTCCGACCGAACCTGATGCCGCATGATCTTGTATGCGTGGTTGGCAATGTAATACTGGTCACGCAGTAGCTGGATCTTGGTCTCTTTGTCCTCGATCATGTTGCCAGTGATCTCGATGCCGACATCGTCACGCTTGAGGTCACGAAGCTCACGCTTGGCCTGTGTGCCAGCCTGTGCAATGTTGTGTGTGATCTTCTCAAACATGCGTGTCATCTGGTCTGCTAGTTTGCATTGAAGGATAACCTCTGGGCCATCCTCAAACATGTCGATCAGTGCGTGTACACGACGCTTGAACTCGTCATCCCACTGCTTCTGCTTGTCGTCCATCGGGCGTCTGTCAGCTTGCAATGCTCTGGCAACGCGGTCAAGATTCTCAGGTGTCAAATCGTCAAGTTGTATGTCAGTCATTTCATTCTCCTCTACGTCTAGATTGAATGGGGGTAAGCTAGATAACCTACCCCCGATATACTTGGCTTACTAAAACCAGATGTCATCGTCACAGTTCTGTAACTCGATAAGCTCGGTAGCTCGGCTCATATCGCCTGATGCAATGCACTGCATTATCTCAAACTGTAACGGTGTCATTGTCACCTGACCAGACTCGTTAGTTGAAGTGAAAGTATCGTTGTTGAAAAGATCTAACTGATCCATGTGTAAATCTCCTATCGTTACACGGTTAGCAAGAACACTCATACAGGATTGTCCTGCGCGTTCTTACCGCTGCCCACACAATGGAAGTCGATAGTCAAGTCCTAGCAGGGATGACCACTTGGGAATCCCCTTGTCAAAATGGATTTTACGAATGGAGCATGCGCAGCTCAATAATAAATAAAATTCGGATTTTGATGCGGACTTTACTTTCGACGCTTCGAAGAATCCATTGTGTAACCTGCAAGGATAATGGAACGACGTAGGGCCAATCATGTGTGTGTGTTCTCCCGAGGAAGAGCAACGGACGACCTGCGAATAGCAGCCGTCCCTGCTCTGGATGACACGAAGACTCGCAAGCTTGTCTTGCCATGCCTGACCAAGGGCATTAGCGGTATGTCAACTGTCGATAAGCTGCACTTCGGAGAAATGTGACTTGCCCCCGCAAGTTACATTACGGAGGGTGCTAATAGCGTTTACAAGGACTTACAAAATGTGTCTTGACAGCCTTTCGACCTATGTGTGTATAATCTCCTTCCGAAGAGTTATGGGACACGGACATGACGAAAGCCAATACAGAACAGCAAGAGAAGTATAAAGGTGGTGTAGTACCAATGGACGACATTGAGAAACACTCTCCAACATTACGCACACAGCATGATAAGGTAACAGATGCACAGGCTGATCTGGTGCATATGATCTTGCATAACGGTTGCAACCCGAAGGACGCTGCTGATGCTCTGGGTAGGAACAAAGCTTGGGCATATAATACACTGAATAAACAACATGTTATCGATTACCGACAACAACTGGCTATGATGACTTTGGGATGGGACGCTACACAAGCGATGGCGACGATGAGAGATCTGCTTGGAAGTAAGTCACAACATGTAAGGCTTGAAGCTGCTAGAGATCTGATGGACAGAGCAGGATTACGCAATGATGCACCGAAAGCTCCGTCTACTGCGGTACAGATTAATTTCAACGTAGATTAGGGGTCCCACTGCTTAACGACGTGTCCTACAGGAACGGTCTTGAAAAACTAGCGATGACCCACAAAAGGTAAATCACATACGCAATAGACTTAAATAACCAATGACTGAAAAATATTTTTTTACCCAAGGAGGCGATTATGGGTAGTGACAGAGATTCAAATGGTGGCAATGAGCCAGGTGTAATGCCAGCAAGAAGTCCGGCAAGAGCCAAAAGTAAAAAAGATTATCAAGAGAGAGTTCAGGATATTAGGGACAGTGCAGACCGTGAACAGGCCGAAAGAGAAGCTACTAGTCAGCTAGACAAAAGAACTGCCGCTGCTAAAAATAGGCCAATGTTGGAAATGTTGCTTGATCCTACAGCAAAAATAGACGCTGTGGTTGGTAGTGCAATGAGAAACACCATTGCTGATCGCATACGCATGGGCGGTCAGATTGTTAAGGATACAACTGGCAATGTTGTCGGTGTTGTTGAGAAGGGCAAGGGTATCTTTGGTCAAGACACATACACTGGCAGAAGTGAGTTTAACCCAATTGGATATGGCAGAAATAACTATGGTGTAAAGAAAACCAAATACGGTTACATAACCAAAAGCGTTGAGACCACTGGTGGCGGTGGTGGCGGTGGCTCTGCTACCGCACCTGCTGCTGGTGAGCCTTCTTCCCCTGCCCCATCTCCGACATTAGCTAGTTCTAGTATGAGCGGTGGTGCAAGACGAAGATCTGTTCAAGCGGCAAGAGCTTCTGGTGCTACAAGACGACAGTTTCTAGGATGAATCTAGATTACAAACCGCCGGGGCCTGTAGCCAAGGCGTTTATGAAAGATCGTTCTTTTGTTCGTGGTATTCGTGGCCCTGTTGGTTCCGGTAAGTCTGTTGCTTGCTGTATGGAGCTGATGCGAATTGCTATTAATCAGGAACCAAATGCTTCTGGAGTACGCCGCAGTAGGTTTGCTGTTATTCGTAATACGAATCCTCAATTAAAGACGACTACAATAAAAACATGGCGTGATTGGTTCTCTGATGAGATAGGTCGTTTTGTATGGTCGCCTCCATACACTCATCATGTAAGTTTTGCTCTTGGTGATAAGACTGTAGTTGAATCAGAAGTCATCTTTTTGGCTTTGGACAAACAAGAGGACGTAAAAAAGCTGTTGTCATTAGAGTTGACAGCAGTATGGATAAATGAAGCCAGAGAGATACCAAAGTCTATTGTTGATGCCTGTACTATGCGTGTTGGTCGTTTTCCATCTATGCGTGAGGGTGGCCCCACTTGGTTTGGCGTTATTATGGATACTAACTCACCAGATGAAACGCATTGGTGGGCTATTATGTCTGGCGAGGCACCAGCACCTGAATATATGTCAGAAGAAGAAAAGCTGCTTCTTATTAAGCCTGATGATTGGACGTTTTACTCTCAGCCGCCAGCTATGAAAGAAAAGCTGGATAAGATTGGCAACTTGGTTGGGTATGAAAAGAATCTGAAAGCAGAGAATCTGGATAACATACAGCCGAATTATTACGACAAGATTATATTAGGTAAGGCCGCAAGCTGGGTCAGAGTGTATGTTTTAAACAAGTATCAAGCACTGATGGATGGCAAGCCAGTCTATCCATCGTTTAAGAGGGACAGTCACGTTGCGAAGTCACCCATCGAACCCAATAGGAATCAGGAAATTATCGTCGGCATTGACTTTGGTAGAACGCCATCGGCAGTTTTTACCCAGCAAAGCACATTTGGCAGATGGCTCATCTTCCACGAAGTCATCGGTCAAGACATGGGAGCCGGGAGATTCGCTGACATCCTCAAAAGGGAAATCGCCAGAAACAACTGGGAAGGTCTAGACTTTAAGTTTGTAGGTGATCCGGCTGGTAATCAGATGGCGCAGACCTCTGAGA